TTTTCAAACAGATACTTGCTTATGTAGTAAGAATAAACATAAAATTTATGACATATTAAAATATGATTATGTTGGGGCTCCTTGGAAATCAAAAAAAATGCCAAAATTAGGAGGGAATGGTGGATTGTCTTTTAGAAAAAAATCTAAAATGTTACAAGAATGTAGTAAATATAAAAAAGGAAATGAAGACGTTTTTTATAGTTCAAGAAATTTTTCATATCCAAATAAAAAAACATCACAAAATATTTTTGTAGAAACAATATTTAGTGATAATCCTTTTGGAGTTCACAAAGTATGGAATTATATTAAAGGTAATAAATTGAATTTATTGAAAAAAAATTGTCCCGAAATTAATACCATATTTGGTAAGTAAAATATAATTAAAATATCAATAATATGTAAATGAATAATAAATATTTAATACCTATTTTCTATATAATTATTTATTTTATTTCCAAAACCTTCAATTAAATTATTTTCATTTCTGATTTTGATTACTAATTCTCTTACACCGTCAATTCTTCTTTTAAAGTTACGTTTCCCATTTTTTATATGATTAGGATTTAATCTTATAACTTTTGAAATTAATTTATAATTTGAATTAATTTTAGGTCTATCTTTTATTTGAAAATATTTAAAATTATCATTCCATTTATTCCATTTCCCCGGAACATGTAATACTCTTAATAATTTTGTCGAAACACCAGACCATAATAAATTTTCAGATAGGAAAAAATTAGATGGTGTAAAAATGGATGGTGTAAAAAATCATATGATTTTAAAACTAAACCATTATTTTACACCATCTGATTTTAAAACTAAACCATTATTTCTTTCTACTATTTTACTTACAAATAAAGAAAAAAAACCATTACTACTTACAAAATTTTTTGCATTACTCATAAAAATAAAATCTTCATCAGGATTACCACTAAAATTTCTTATAGTTAATATACCTCGTCTTTTTATAATTTCTTCTATTTTATCTAAATATAATTCATTTACTATTTCTTTGTTTTTTAAATGAGCACCAAAAACCAAAATAATCCTATCAATTTTTGATAAATCTATACTGTCTAATATTTTATTCATTGATTCAAGTTTTATTGCATATGTCTTTGATTTGAATTTTTTTCTTTCATTATATACAAATTTGCCATTTTTAAAATCTTTAATACTATCTCCTATTCTTAAATGTACGACCAAATCAGTGCTTTTTGGTAAATTATTTTTATTTTTACTTCTTTTTTGAATTATTTCATTCAATATATCAATATTACTAAACCTATTTTTTTTTAAATGATTAGTTTTTTTAATATATTCATCTGCTATACTATTTGGAAATAATTTATAAATTGAAAAGAAATATTTTTTTTCACGTGGTTTTCTATAACATTCTCCTTTAATTAAATCTCCTAATCTATAATTATTCCATTTTTTTTTATTATTTACTAAATGTTCTCTTATTTTTTTCTTAGAATTGAGGTAAAATAAAATACAAATTAGAAATACAAAAATAATGAATTTCATATTAATATATATATATATTAAATATATAATAAATGAAAACATATATTTGTATTACTATGATAATAGTGTTTTTCATTATTTTAAAATATAAAAATAAAGACAACCGGCAAAATAAAGAATTATTTGAAAATAAAAAAAAAATTATTATTATTGGAAATAGTCCTAAAATATTAGAATACGAAAGAGGAAAAGAAATAGATAAATTTGATAAAATAGTTCGTTTTAATACATTTGAAATAAAAAATTTTGAAAAACATACTGGCACTAAAACAGATATATGGTTTATCAATGGTGTTAGTATTAGAAAAAAAATGAAAAGAATGATGGAAAAATTAAATGAAGTAAAATGTGATAAAATTTATGCCGAAACTAATACTTGGGATACTAAAAAAAGATTATTAAGTTTTAATCCGGAGATGGAGAATATTAAGAACATAGAATTTATGGATGTAAATATTTTCAAAGATACACAAAAAATATATAACCCTAAAGGTGGTTTTAATCCACATTCAAGTTTAGGTTTAAGAGGAATTTATTTAATTGCTGAAAAATATCCTGATTATGATATTTACATTTATGGATTTGATAATTTTAGTTCTAAAAAAACACATTATATGGATAATAAAATTAGTGATAAAAAAATCCATAATGTTGATAGAGAAAGAAACTTTATGAATTATTTAATAGATAAATACAATATTAAGAGATTTTGAAAAAATAATGTATATTGAATACAATATTAAGAGATTTTGAAAAAATAATGTATATTGAATACAATATTAAGAGATTTTGAAAAAATAATGTATATTGAATACAATATTAAGAGATTTTGAAAAAAATAATGTATATTGAATACAATATTAAGAGATTTTGAAAAAAATAATGTATATTGAATACAATATTAAGAGATTTTGAAAAAAATAATGTCTTAACAAATATCGCCATTATAAATAACACTATCTGCCTCTATATCTTTAGTAATTGTCTTTCCAATAATAAAACCCATTCTAGTAGGAGAAATACCACTACCTGGTCCTTTGGTAGTTAACATATCTCTGGTAATTATTTCACCTTCTTTTAAATCTCTTGTGGAAACAATAGATTTAGCTAACTTAATGAAACATTTTTCTTCCGAAAGTAATTTTCTCTTTTCGTCACTACCAAGTGCAACTTCAACAACTCTAATATCTCTAATTAATTTAGTTAAACCCGGTTCTTCCAAAGAAGCAGCATGATCACCTCCTTTCATAGTTCTATCAATAGTGAAATGTCTCTCTATAATTTTAGCACCCAAAGCAACTGCGGCTGTAGAAATAGCGATTCCTTTTTCGTGTCCAGAATAACCTATAACTGCTTTCTTAAATATTTTTTGATATTCTCTAATAACATTTAAGTTAATATCTTTTTTTTCTGTAGGATAACTACTTGTGCACTGTAAGATACCTACTTGTTTATTATGGACTGAAACTACTTCATATGCGGCTATTACTTGGTCTAAATTAGCCATACCTGTTGATAAAATCATAGGTTTTCCTTTTTTTGCCGTATGTTCTAAAAGAGGATGATTAGTTAAATCAGCAGATGCCATTTTAAAAAATGGAACATCAATTGAGTCTAAGAAATCTACACTCTCTTCGTCCCAACCTGAAGCAGTTAATGGAATTCCGACTTCATCCGCATAATTCTTTAATTCTGTGAATTGTTTGTAACTAAATTCAAGGTATTCTTTATGTTCGCCATATGTTTTACCGAAAGAATTAGGTGTATTGTAAATTTTATTTAATCCCTCTTTAGTTAAAATACGACTTATAGTTCTTTTTTGAAATTTTACGGCATCGGCTCCTGCTCTTTTGGCTAAATCAACTAATTCTTTTGCTTTTTCAAGACATCCATTGTGATTGATACCCGCTTCCGCAATAAAAAAAACACCGTTGGTGTAGGACAACCCAATATCTTTTGGAGTAAGCATTATAATTTTTTAGAATAATTTAATTTTTAAATTTAAACTAATTAAAGTATTTTTTTTAACGGTTTGGTAAAAATATTATCACTTATTATATTTAAAATAAGACTATCCTCTTTAATTTCATAACAGTACCACCATCCGTATGGAATATATAAAATTTGTTCCGAACTTAAATTTATTTCGATGAAATTAGTTTCCTTTAATTTTTCTTTATCTTCATTCCAGAAAGAATATTTAGATTCTTTTTTACCTAAATTATTAATTTCATATTCTATTTTTTGTCGTGGATTAAATAAATAAATTGAAATATTTCCTTGTAATAAACACATAAAATGCCTAATCTGATTTTCTTGAATTAGTTTAGATTTTTTACTGTTATCTTTTATTAAATGTGAATTAATTTCATATTTCTTACTAATTGTAAATGAATTATTTAAAATCTTAGTATTTTCATTCAATACACTTTCGGTTAATTTATTTTGATCAATATTATCTTCTTTATCAAAAATAAACCAATCTTCAATTAATCCAGTTAGAATTAAAGGTAATTTATTTCTTGTTAGTTCTATAATTTCGTTCCTATTTGGTTTATCTTTCTGTAAAATTTCATAGTTTAAATTGTATTTTTTTATATTTAGAAAATTAATAACATATATGCTAACTATTAATATGAATACTGAAATAATTATAGTATTTTTCATTTGTTATTTAATATAAATAAAATTTTATAGGATTTTAAGCATATAGAAAAAATAAAAATTTAGAAACCATTTAAAAAAAAGAGGTTAATAATATTTAAAAAAAAATGTCTGGATACAACAAAAATATCGAAAACCAAGCAATGAAAAATGTTAATTTAAAAATGCTGGAAGGTAAACATACTGGTCAAGTTAAATGGTTTAATCGTCGACGTGGTTATGGTTTTATTAAAATTCTAAAATCTGAAGAATCTAATGAAGATTTTATTGGTAAGGATGTATTTGTCCATCAGTCTCATATTACTCCAAAACAGAGTACTTATAGAAGTCTAGAAGAGAATGAATATGTTGAGTTTGCTCTTTCTCTTGATGATAGAAATACTACACAGGCTGTTAATGTAACAGGAATTATGAATGGTAGTCTTATCTGTGATGCCCATGCTGAAAAGCAAAAATATAATCAAGAGAAGGAAATTACTAGTAATACTAATTAAATTTTTGTAATAATTCTTCTTTAACTAAAATCATTACTTCTCTTGTCCTTTGAAATAATGGTATACATTCTCTGCGCTAATTTTAGTATACAAATTCATATTGTTGAACATGATATGCTTTTATTTTTATTTAAATTTAATTTTAGTTAAATTTTTAAAAATATGAAAACTTCAGAAATTGTGGTAAGTGTTTTAGTCCCAATTTTCATTGGTCCTTTATTTGTTTTTTTGAAGACATTATGGGATAGATATAATACTAGAAAGGATAATATAAGGAAAATTGAATATAATGAAAACATTGGTAAAATTAGGGAGCAATTAAACAAATTTTATTGGCCTGTTTTAATTAAATTGAAATGCCTTAATCATTTAAACTATAGTGAAGTTAAAAATGAAAATTTTGAAATTAAAGAATTATTCAATGAAACACAAGATAGTTTATCAGATAATAAAGAAAATAAAATTTTTAAAAGAAAAAAAATAAGGAAGAGAGGTAAAATATGCGGTAATAGAACTATTTTTCAAGGAGAATTTATAATATGTCAGAATATTGTCATAAATCCTGATTTATATCGATTTTGTCAAAAATGTGAAAAAAAAAAATGTAACAAAATTATTAGCGAATATTCAGATTCGGATTTAGAACAAAATTTGGAAATAAAAATAGACATAGAACCGAAGGTAAACATAGAACCGAAGGTAAACATAGAACCGAAGGTAAACATAGAACCGAAGGTAAACATAGAACCGAAGGTAAACATAGAACCTTCAGTTCAAACAAGAAATATTAATTTGGATTGGGATACAAATGACCTAAATATTCCTAGGAGATTGAAAAGTATTAAAGTGAGTAATGATGAAAAAAACACATCTAAAATACAAATTAAGATAGTTGATGA